ATGAGGAACAGAATCAGCGCTCCGGTCCCATGGCGCGAAAGCATCAACGGGTGGACTGACACCCTCAAGGCGGCCGGCCTATCAGCACAGACAATCAAAAGCCGTCGATACAAGATGGTGCATCTAGCGACACTGCTCATGCCAGATGGTCCCGAAGACGTGGCCACGGAACGCATCGTGCATGTGTTCGCGGAACAGCAATGGAAACCGGAGACCCTCAAGGCGTACCGGAACACGATAGCGTCGTTTTTCCGTTGGCTGCGCAAGAGCGGCAGACGGAACGACGATCCGAGTCTCGATGTGCCGCGAGTGAAGAAGCCGCGCGCGCATCCGCGGCCATGCCCAGACAAATACATTCGCGCGGCGATGGAGATGGCCACGCCGTCGGAACGGCTCATGATCCGTCTCGGCGCGGAGTGCGGACTGAGACGTGGCGAGATAGCCGCCGTGCACAGCGATGACGTGGTGGCAGACAGTATCGGCCATTCGTTGATCGTGCTCGGCAAGGGAGACAAGCAGCGTATAGTGCCGTTGCCGGATGACCTGGCGACGGCCGTCATGGACGCGCGAGGCTATCTTTTCCCCGGCCGGTTCGGAGGCCATGTCGAGGAATCCTATATCGGAGACCATGTCAGCCATTTGTTGCCGGCCGGCTATGCCGCGCACACGTTGCGGCACCGTTTCGCTACCACGGCCTACGCCGCCACACACGACCTGTTTGTTGTCGCGGAACTTCTAGGCCATGAGTCTGTGGAGACCACGGAGCATTACGTGGCCATGCCCGACGGCCGTCTACGAGAGGCAACGGCGGCCGTCAGACTTGACGTTTAGGCCGCATGACGTGCCGAGAGCCGTGCTTTCTTGGTGCGAGCCTGCTTCGTCACGTCGTTGTCCTTCCAGTAGCACCAGATGGCGCTGCCGGCTGTCCATGCGAGGCTTACGAGCTGCGTGATGGTCGTGTCATCGATGTTGAGCACCGGATGGCCGAACATGGTCAGTGCCTGGTTGACAAGCGCAAGGAGCAGCACGAGGAATCTGGATATTGTGCCGCCGTCGATTCTCGGCGTCGTGGTCTCGGCGTCGTCATCGGTGGCGGCCTGTATCTGCGCGGAGACCGGCATCACGGTTACTTCCGTTGTGCTGGTCGCTGGTAGTCGGTTTTCCGTCGTGTCGGTCATTTCGTGGTTCCTTCCAGCTTGCTGATTTTTTCGGACAGTTCGCTGATCTGCTGCTGCTGCGTCTCGATGGTTTTGGTGAGCTGTTTCAGCATTCCGGGGATCTCGAAGCAGATTGTGTTGTAGATGTTGCCGCCCGGTGCTGAGCCCTTGTAGCTGTATTGCATGATGCTGTCTCTGATGCGTTTTGGCAGTTCGTAGTTGAGCAGGTTGTACATGTTGCCGCCCGGTGTGGCGTTCTTTCCGTTGGGCTTGTAGGCCCAGTTCCATACTTCGTCTCCTGCGTTTGACATGGAGCCTCCTTCGAGTATCTGATTTGCTTTGTCGATGATCTGCTTGTATGGCAGGCCGTTTGGCGCGAGGTCGGGGCATGAGAGGTGGTCTGTGCCTGGGATCTCCCGGTGTAGCCATACGTTGCCTTTCAGCCCGTCGTGCCACAGTTTCGTCCACCCGTACCTGCGCGCGATGTCGGCGCAGAGGCGCGCGCTTGCGTCGATGCACTCCTGGGTGCAGACCGCACCATTGGCCATTCCTCCCTCATGCTCGATGCTGATGGTCGAATTGTTAGATGCCCAGTTCGCGTCGGAATAGCTGCCGTCGAGTTCCGACACGTATTGGTGGATCTCTCCGGTCGCGCCGATGCCGTAGTGGGCCGAGGCACGGCTCGACTGGCTGGCGAACGTGGCATCTGTGCCGGCGAGGTATCCAACCATGATGTGCAAAGTGATGTGCGTGACGCCGTAGCCGTTGCGGCCCACGTAGTGGTTCGGGCTTCCTTTCCAGATGATGTCGCTCATGTTGGCTCCCTTTTAGTCGTTGAAAAGGTCTTCAGGTGGTTCCGGCGGTGGTGGTGGGGCGCGACGGTAGATGTGGTCGATGAGTTGCCGGTTATATTGCCAGAGGCGTTGGTTGTCGGCCTGCATCTTCTGTGCGAGCCTGTAGGCTTCCATCTTGTTCTTCGCGGCGGCCGAGAGGGTGGAGACCAGTGCGCCGACTACCGCGCCGATAGCGCCGACGATGGCGATGACGAGATCCGTCATGCGGCCGGCCACATCATGGTTGCATAACGATTGTCGGAGATTTGCCCGCCGCCGCGACGGCTGTAGACGATGACTCCGGTGGGTTTGACGATGAATACACCGATTGAGGTGTTGTTGGAGCACATCGGTGCGAAATTCAGTTCGAGCGGCGGTCGTGCTTCCTCGGGGAGCGTGCCTGGCATTTGGCTTTCGCTCCATCCTTTGGTGCCACTGTCTGAGAGATTGACCGTGACGTAAACGAATCCATGTTTTATCGTGTATTCGCATTTCCAGCCTGATTTGTTGACAAGCGTTGTTTTGGCTTTGTCATCGGCGGTGTACCAGTGTGCGTGATGCCAGCTGGTCCCGTCCCAGATGTACGGGCCGGTGTTGTCGCCGTCCGAGGTGACGAAGCCGGTCTGGCCGACCGTGGCCGTCTGTGCCTTCAGCGATTCGAGCGTGGTGGCGATCACAGGTGTCGCACCGGCTGGGGTGGAGCGTCTATCGACGGTATCCAGCGCGGTCTCGAAGGTGTCGGCCATGGCCTTGAACGAGTCCGGCGCGGTTGACACAAGGTCGGAGCCTTCCGGATACGAGAGGCCGTAGATTGGTGTTGTTGCTGTCATTGTGTTCCTTCCTTTTCGGCGGTGGGCGAAGAAGTGTCGATGATCTGAATCATCGAGAGGTCGCAGATGTGCAGGTCGAGCTGCTGCCAGCTGAGGGTGGGCAGGTCGGCCCATGTGATCCGTTCCGTCAGCAATGGCCGGAGCGCGGCCAGCGTCGCTTCCTGGGTGAGTGTCGGTTTGCCGTTGCGCCACCGGTATGAGAGCGTCCCGCCGATGGTCGTGATTGGGCCGGTGAAGGACGGTCGGCCATCTGAGCCGGTCAGGGCCGACGCCTTGGCCTTGACGATGATGAACGGGCCGGATGGGCTTGCCTTGTACAGCCATGGCCGTCGTGCCGGGTCGAGTCGTGTGCTGTTGAACGTCACTGTCTCCGGTACCATGCGCAGGTCGTGCGATTCGAGCCATTGCGCGATGTTGACGCGGTCCGTGTCGCTGACGTTCGAGGTGCCGCCGCTGTTCCATACGCCGCACGAGTCGTCCACGGCGAGCATGTCGGAATCGACGGTGAGGCTCTTCTGCATGGCGGTCAATTGTGGTGGCAGACGGTCCTGGTCTCCAATCGTGATTTCCACGTCGTCGAAAGAGAGCTTGCCGTTGTCCGATTTGACGCGTTTCGCGTTGATGACGACCTGTGTCAAAGGTTCGGTGATGCTCAGATCCGTCGATGCCTCGATGTCGGCCGCCGAGAGCGCGTATCGTGTCTCTCCGTCGGTGAGGACGGTGAGTCGGCCATCGGTTGACAGATGCACGGCAATCGGGTCGGCGAGGAACAGCGGCCTGAGGGTGGATACCGAGCCGTCGTAGACTTCGTGCCATTGCGGGAGTCGTGGCCCGACGGTGAGCCGGTGCAGCAGGTCGAGCTGCGATGGGTGGTCGGATGACGTGTATGGTGCGACGCTTGACGGCAGGGCGAGCCCGTCCAGTTGGGCTTCCGGCGCTCCCTGCGCCGAGGCCCTGCGGTTCATCTCCGCGAGGCGTGCGGATGGCGTGCCGATCCAGTGCGCGCCGTTCCATTTCGCGGCCGTGTCTGTCGGTCCTTGTGATTGCAGACGTTTCCATACGGCCATCCTCGATGTGGCGGAGAGTTTGAGCAGCCACCCGCCGTCGCTGGCCGGTTCGATGCTGCCGCCGGTGGACACGCTGCCGGCGAACATTGTTTCGGATGGCGAGTCTGGCGAGTCTGGCGAGTCTGGCGAATACGTCTTGTGGAGCGAGTCGATGGGGATGCGCAGATCGCGCCAGCCGCCCATCGCTGGCGTCAGGTCCATCCATCGAGGCTGGTTGGAGAATTGGACGACCACTTTCATTCCGGCCAACGTCAATGCCTGGCCTGCGAGCCGTCCGGTGCGGTCGCGGAGGGTGAACGACATCACGGCAGGTTCGGGCTGTTCGTCGATGCCGTCGCTTCCCCAGTCGATTACGAACGAGTCGAGGGCCGCGATGTCCTTGGCTGAGTCGTTGACGGGTGTCCAGCCGTTGCCTGTGTCGATGAACATGAAGCACTGCTGCATATCATGACCTCCTTGCATCGTAGTCGGCCAGGAGCCGTTTGATGGCCTTGGCGGTGCCGTCCTTGTCGATGACCTCGCCGTTGATTTCCACGTTCCAGGTGTTGACCACGGCTGGCGTGGCCGTGTTGCCCTGGGCGGAGAGGTTGAGGGGCATGGCCGTTAGTCTGCGGTTGGCGCGGCTGATAGCGGTTTCGACGTGGCTGTCGAACCCGTTGTTGAGGCCCTGGGCGAAGCCGGTCATGATGGCCTGGCCGGCGGGGATGAGCAACCTCCGGTCGTAGCTGATCGGGCCTTTGTGGGCCTTGATCCAGTCGCCGATGCCGCTGATCCAGCCGGTCACGTTGCTCCACATCGATTTGAGGCCGGTGAGGAATCCGCTGATGATGCTTGCGCCGGCGTTGTAGAGCAGTGTGCCGGCTCCGGAGAAGAAGCCGCCGATTGTGCCCGGGATGCCACGGAACCATGAGACGACGCCGTTCCAAGTGTTTTTCGCGCTGTTCGCGGCGTTGTTGAAGGCCCCGCCGATGGAGCTGCCGAGGCCGTTGAACCATCCGAGGATGCCCGAGACGCATCCGGCGATGAAATTGGTGAAGCTCGACCAGATGGCCTTGCCGGTGTTGGTGCAGGTGAAGAAGTAGGTGAGTCCGGCCACGAGCGCTGCGATGAGGGTGATGACGACCATGATGGGGTTCGCGCCCATGACGGCGTTGAGCAGCGCCTGTGCGGCAGCGGCTAGCTGCATGGCCGTGGTCACGGCGGTGACGACTGCGACGGCTCCGCCGACCGCGGCCACGAGAGGGGTCACAAGATCCAGATTCTGACTGATCCAGTTGCCGGCGGTCTTCAGCCAGCCGCCGACCGTCTGCGCGGCCGTGGCGACGGTGTTGAGCACGTTGCCGAACGAGGTTTCGGCCGGCTGTCCTCCGGTCATCGCGTTCACGACGGCCATGATGCCGTTCCACAATGATTGCAGTCCGCCGCCGACCGACTGCGCGGCCGTCTGCAAGGCGGTGAACGCACCGGTGTCCTTGACCTGTGTGAAGAACGTCCGCAATCCCTGCGTGCCGTTCTGCGCGAGGTTTGTGACTGCCGTCGCGGCCGCGTTGATGCCGCCGGTGACGGCCGGTTTGAACAGGTTGAAGGCGTCGGTCAGGCCGCCGGTGACGGCTGCTTCGAGGTTTCCCATGGCTCCCTCGATGGTGCTGGTCGATGTCGCGGCCTGTTTCGCCACGTCGGTCATGCCGAGGTCCAGCAGCGCCTGGTTGAACTCGTCGGCCGTGATCTCGCCCTTGGCCATGGCGTCGCGGAAGTTGCCCGTGTACGCGCCGTTCTTCAGCAGCGCCTCCTGGAGTTTGCCGGACGCGCCAGGGATGGCGTCGGCAAGCTGGTTCCAGTTCTCGGTGGTCAATTTTCCCGCGCCGGCGGTCTGGGTGAGGACCATGGCCACGCTTTTGAAACTGTCGGCGTTGCCTCCGGCCACCGCGTTGAGGTTGCCGGCCGCCTCGGTCAGTTCCATGTAGTTGCCGATGCCGTTTGCCGCCAGCTGCGCGGTGGTGTTCTGGATGTCATCGAGGCCGTACACGGTGGCGTCGGCGTATTTGCGGGTTTCCTTCGTGGCTGCCTGCACGGCTTTGGTGTCGATGCCGGCGAAGCTCATGGTGTTCATGAACTTGTCGGTGCTGTCCGACATGTTCACCACGTCGCCGGCGAAGCCCTTCACCGTGTCCCACAGCGCGGTCACGCCCTTGACGGCCAATCCGCCGATGGCGCTGCCGAAAGCGGCCGCCTTCGTGGTGGTCTTCTCGAACGCCTTGACGGCATCATCGGCGTTGCCGGTGATGCGCACGCTCATGATCGCGCTGTGCGCCATGGTTCACTCCTTCTGCGATTCTTCCGCTTCCTTGAGCAGTTCGGCCAGTCCGGTGCCCCAATCCAATTCGTCGGCCTCGTTCCTCCACTGCCATGGCGTGCCGCCAAAACGGCTTGCCAGGAGGAACGAGAGACGGCCGAGCGAGTCTTGGGGCCAGGCGGCTAGTCCGTAGGGTTTCCCTCTTCCGGTTCCTCCGTCGCTGTCGCAAGGTCGAAGGACGCCACGGTGTCGAGCCAATGGTCGAAGTCCGGGAGGTTGCGGCCGGCCATGCGGAGAGCGGCGTAAGTGGCGTATGCGCCGGTCCTAACCGGCGATTCGGTGATGGTGCCCCATCCAGCCTCGATGGCGTGCGCTTCGGCCTTGCAGGTCGCGCGCATCGTGATTGGGACGATTTCATGCTTGCCGTCGGTGTAGGTGATTCGTGTGGTTGCCATTATTTTCCTTTCACTTGCTTCAGTGTCTTGTCGATGAAGGCCTCGTAGACCTTTTGCCATTGGCTCTCGGTGGAGGCGACGCCGTTGTTGACGAAGAGCCGTGGCCGGATGTGCCGTTTCGGCCAGCCGTAATTGATTGGGCCCGCGTATGGCACGGCCTTGCGGCCGGCGCGAATGACGCCGGCGCGTTTCGTCGCTCCGACACGCAGGCTGCCGGCCAGCCGGCCGGTCTTGCCTCGCGGGGCGAGGTTGCGGACGGCGGGCAATGCGATCTGCGCGGCCTCGCGGTTCACTTCCTTCAGGTCGTCCATGTCCGCGCCGGCCTTGCGCATCGTCTGCACGAAGCGTTTCTGGCCGACGACCATCAATGCCTTGTCAGCCATTCTTCGATGTGGGGGTGTAGGCGGTGTGTGCGACGCCGGTGACGGCGAAGCTCAGATCGTTCGTGTTCTTCGATTTGACGTCGCCGCCGATGGCGATTGGCGCGATGGTGACGTTGAAGGTCCATTGGATCTTGCCGGTCTTGTTCGGTACGAACTGGGCCGGCAGCGTCTCGCCCTTGTGATCGAAGAGCCAGACGGCCAGACCGTCCTCGCTGAAGTCGTCGCCCACGGTGCCCTCGAACGTCCACGTGGTCGTGGTGTTCGTTTCCTCGGATCCGTCCAAGTAGGTCGTCGGGTCGTCGCTGCTGTTCGAGGGGTTCAGCTGCGCCTTGGTCAGGTCGGCGCTGAAGTCCCTGCCGTTTTCCGTGTCGGTGATTTTGAAGATGCCTGGTCCGAGCGTGCGGATCTTTCCAGCCATGATTGTTTTCCTTTCCTTGTCTTATTCGGTTTCCAGGGCGTTCAATGTGACCTGGTAGGCAGCGAGCGTGCCGGCGCCGGCCAGGTTCCAGCTTGCCGGTGTGGCCTTCTGGATGTTCAGGCCACGTTCGGCGAGTCTGTCGAGCGCTGTGAGGATGTCATCGACTGCGGATGGCTGTGTGGCCGGCGTACCGGCGATGACGTCCAACGTCCAGACCGGTTCCGGCGGCCCCCATGACGGCCATTCCACGGTCGGGGGTTCGATGAACACGGCCACCTTGCCGGCGGCGGGGCGTACCAGTTGGGCGTCGATGCTGATGCTGCTCACGAGCCCGTCGAGCATGTCGGCGAGCGTGTCCATGAGGGCGGCGCGTTGTTTCCGGATGTTGTTCATGCGATCACCATTCCCCCAGTCAGGACGCCGGCGGCGCGGAGTTTCGGCCAGACGGAGCGGAGCGGGTCGGTGGAGATTCTGAATGGTTCCACGGTCGCGTCGCCAACGTCCATGACGCCGAGGCGGGCGTCGCGCATGTTGAACAGGTCGGCCGCGCAGGAGACGATGCAGTCGGCCAGCAGATCGTCGTCCACGGTGGCGGTGCCGACCGCGTGCGCGACGTATCGCTTCGCCGCCGCGAGTTTGACCGTGAGCCGGTCGTCTTCGCCGGCCGGGACGCCCACCTCGTCGCGGAGTCGTTGCAGCAGGGTGTTGTCCTCGATCATCATGCCGTGGCGAACTTCACCGGGATGAGGCCCAAGGGCTGAGTTGCAGCCACGGCCATGTACCCGTAGACGCTGTAGTTTTCGGTGAGTTTGGTCGGGTCGCCGTCGCTGAGCTGGGTCGGGCCGCCGGACTCCCACACGGTCACTGCCTCGGGGTCGATGAAGCACGCGGTGCCGTTCGGAGCCTTGGGCAGCATTTGCACGGGGACGCGCAGGAATTTGCCCGCGATGCCCGTAAGGTCGAAGTCGCCCAACGTGTCGCTGCCGTCTCCGCTGAGGTCGAAGAAACGGCTGCCGGTGTCCTTGAGCTTGACAAGCGCGGCCATGACGTCCTTGGAAACGCCCAGGCGGGTAAGGCTCACGTTGCGGTCGTCGGCCAGTTCCGCCGCGTCCATGATCAGCATGGCCCACTGGTCGATGGTCATTGCCGACAGCTGGGCCGGTGCATCGATCTTGTTCGCGTCCGTCTCGGCGTCGCGCTGAGCCGCGATGGTGTCATACAGGAACGAACGCACCTTGTTTTCGGTGGCCTTGGCGTAGGCGTTGCGCAACGCCGCCAGCGCGGTGTTGAGCATGGGCGTGGTGCTGCGCTCGATGGTCTGGCGCGAAAGCGTGGTGTAGCCGCCGTAGGTATCGATGCTTGCGCTCTTGGTGCCGAACGTGACCTTGCCGAACTGCAACGCGCCGCCCTCGTTCTCCTGCTTGTCCACCGTGGCGGTGTCGGACGCCACCACGTTGTATTCCATCGTCATGCCCTTGTCCGGCAGCGTGTCGTGGGTGAGGATATTGGTCACCTTACGGCGCTGCTCGATCAGTCGCAAATCATCCCTAATCCATGCCACCTTGTTGCCAGTGTCGCCGGTGGCGATGAGGTCGCGGCACTCGTGCATGAGCTGCACTGCCGCTTCGTCGCCACGGTAGAGCGCCTGAAGATAGTCGCCGGCCGTGCGATACTCAGCGCCCATGACCTTGGCCGGCTCACTGTCGGTGTTCCTGGCAATGGCGGCTTTCATGCTGCGCTGTTCGTCCATGATGCCGTTCAGCTTGTCGTTGATTTCGTTGAGGTCCATTTCGTTTCCTTTCTGGTTTCCGGTTTCCCTCATGCTTTCGTGGGTAGTTTCGCTGCTGCGCTGCGAAGTGATCTTCGCGGCCTCGTAGGCCGGCCACGACACCACCGAAACCTCCAACAATCGGACGCGCCTGCGGTGGGTAACGCCCTGCTTGTCCACCTCGTCGTCAATCGGCATGAATCCGACGCTGAGCGAGTCCAGCGCGCCGTCACGCAACAGGGCCACCACGTCCCGGCCGCGCTGCGTGTCGCTGATATGCGCCGTGATATGCAATCCGTCGTCGCGTGGCTCCGCGTCGAGGATACGGCCGATAAGCTCACCGTGCTGATAGCAGAGCTTCGCCGTGTCCGTGTCGTCGAAAACACAATCGGCGTCGAATGTCTCGGCACCGTCCCATGTGCTGATGACGCTGCCGTAGGGCACGGCCACACCCTCCAACGTGCGCCCGTCGCCCTCTTCGGCCGCGCGTAGGCACACGCCCTTAAACCCGATTTCATGCTTCATTCTGCGTCTCCTGTTCCTGTGGCTGCTCCTGCTCCGGTTGCGGTACCGCGATGAGAGGCGGCAACGCCTCCCTTGCGCGCACCTCGTTCACGTCCATCCACCCGGCCTCTATCGCCGTCTTGTAGGCGTTGAACCGGTCGGCCATGTTGGCGCGCCGGCTGCTGTCCCAGTCGAACGCGGCCGTGCGGCCCCTCGGCAACAAACGGTTGAAAAGTTCCTCTATCTCGCCCGCATAAGCCGCCAACGTGTAATCGGCGAACTCAATCCACGATTGCTCAATATTCGAGTAAGTAAGGTTGCTACCGTCAACGGCCGCCAACATGATGCTCGCCGGGATACCTAGAAGCCGCGCGATCTGAGTGGTGTCGAACTTCTGAGTCTCTAAAAACTGCAAATCTGCCGGTTTCATGTCCAAGGGCACGTATTTGAGTTTCGAGCCGAGCACCTTCACGTCGCCGGCCTCACCCGTGGCTTTCCACGCCTCCTTGGCGTCCTTGGCCACCTGCGGCGTCACCTTTTCCTCCGTCTGCAAATAGCCCTTGAGGTTGCTACCGTCGCTATAGAACTTGGCCTTGTAGGTGCGTGCCATCTGCGCGGCCTCCACCTCCTCACGCGCCGCCGAGATTGGCCCAAGCCCACGCAACCGGCCCGGCACGTTCAAAAACTTGCAATGAACGATCTGGTCGGCCGTGTAATCATGGCCCAGATAGCTATAGCGGAGCTTGGGCGCGGCCGGGTCGTTGCCGTCGTCGCTCACGGTCACGAGGGATGGTGGAAGCACCTCGCAAGAGACCACTTCGCCATCGAAACGCACCAATCGCACGAAAGCGTTCCCGTCCAATACCATGCTTGCCACCATGTCCGCGAGGAAGTCGCGGCGGCTGCGGTTCACGTCCGGCTGAAGCACGATGGAGGAAACCGTGTCGAGCTTCACGCCTCCCCTGATTTCATTGATGGGCAAACCGGTGATGGCGGTTTGCAGCACTTGCACGCCACGAAACACGGTTGAGAGGCTCAGCGGGTCGCAGTCCCCCAATCGTGCGGGCGGCTTGATGCCGTCCGGCATATCCGCGTCGGCACCGCGCGTCAGCACGCGGCCCGCCATTCTCACACGCTCCCAAATGTTCATGCGGCCAAGTATCACCGCCAAGCGCCAAGCCCGCCACAAGCCCGCCGCCCAACGCCGCATAATGCCGCCACGCGACGCCGAACGCCACCGGCTAGTAGATTTGCAGCGGCCCCGTTTCCTCGGGCCTGTGGGCGGCTCCCCAAGCCGCCAACATGCAGCTTTCCAACGGTGACGTTAGGCCGGTGCTTCCGCGTCGACTCACGCGCCATGCGTCGCCGGCCCATTTGCGCGCCGAGTTCGCGGCGCTGGCGTCCAACTCGGGGTCTGCCGCGTGGGTTATCGCGTAGTTAGCCAAGCCGGCAACGAAACTCTGTCCGGTGGTCAGGTAGTCGCCCGCGTCCATGTCCACGAATTGCAGCAGCGGGTCGCCCGCGTCGTCGGTCATGTGGCGCAACCGGTCGGACAAATCGGCGGCGGTGCCGCGCGCGTCGATCACCACCGGAGCGCCGTACTTCGAGCACAAGCGGGTGAGTTCGGTCGGCGCGTACCCGGTGCCGTCCAAGATTCTCAGCAATTGCACCGTTATGGTGCCGTCATTGTTGGCGATGCCAGCCGAAACGCTCGTGTGCGTCCCGTCCACGTCCACCGCGACGCCGAACACCACCGGCCGGCCGTCCAAGTCGCCGGGCGTCACCGGTGCCGTTACCGTAGCCGCCCACAACGCCTCGTCTATCGCCCTGTCGGTTATACCCTCGTCCCGACGGTTGCCGAACGCGCGCGCCCAACCTGCCGGGTTGCCCTGGAACTGTTCGCGGAAGTCGGCCAACTGCGCCTTGTCCCACAAGAGTCCGGCGGCTGGATGATAGCGCATGATGCTGTCCAGATTCTCCGGATCTTCGTCGGCTGGCAACCCGAAGTCGAACCAACACGTGCGGCGCGACTGTTCGCCAGCCCTGCAAGCGTCAAGTCTACGGTTGAAGAACGTCGATTCTGCCGTTCCCTCGGTGCTGGTTATCCATAGCTGCGGCTGCACGCCGGTGGCCTTAAGCCTTGTCGCCATGGTCGGCATGAAGCCATCCAAAATGGTGTTTCCGGTTTCCTCGGACAACGAAAACGCCTCGTCCAACGTGATTTTGTCGCCTTGGACGCCGTGCCCCGCAACCTTGGTAACGCTCTTTGGCATTATCACGCTGCCATTGGCGAACGGCTGGCGCAAGTCGCCCGCGCCGAGATACGGCCGTGTGGTTATTGCCGCAAGCGGCGAGCTGCCGAGCGTTTTCAGATATTTCTTGAAGTGGTCGCCCGCGTCCTTGCCCGTCTGCGCCAAATAATAGATAAAACGATCTGGTCCCCACTGCGAGTTGCGCGTGTCCACCGCGTCCACAAGCGTGCTTTTTCCACACTGTCGCGGTGTGCTCAATATCACCGTGTCATAGAAGTAAGTGCCTGTGTCCGGGTCTATTTCACCCGCCACGTCGGCCACCAACCGTTGCCATGGCAGCAGAGGCGTGCCAAGCAACCGGGCGAACTTGGCGACTATAGGCCCGTCGGTGCGGCGATCCGGGTTTCGCTGGGTGCCGCCGCGCAATGGCGTCATGCCTGTGCCTCTTCCAGCAGACTGGCAAGAGCGGGGTCGATTTCCTGCCTTGACTGAAACTCGGCTTTCAATTCCTGGTACCACGCCAAGAGCTGGGCCATGACACGGCTCGTATCGCGTCCTTTGACGTTCAGCGCGTCGAAATTGCGGGCAATGTTGATCATGGTCTTGCACACGTACTTGGCGTTAGGGTCAAGCTGCCTATCGCCCACGAAACTCTCGATAAGCTCCTTGGTGGCGCGTTCCTGCAAGCCCTCGTTGGGACCATAATAATCATTGAAACCGTCCAAGGTCATTTGCATTTTCCAACCTCCTTAATAGCTGGTTTTCGTTGGTATTCCGCCGTTTTTCTGAATTTTTTTATCCGGTTCGAGAGAGTGAAAAAGTGGGCGCGGGGTCTTTTGGCCGGCCGTTCGCTTAAAAAACAGGTTCACCATTCCGGCCTTGAAGCCACAGTGACGCGATCGCTGCGAAGCCCAAGGCGTGCGAGCGTGGCCCGGCGTTCACGTTGCCTTGCGTCCACCAAAGCTTGTGAGATGTGCAAGCCGTACCATTGGCGCACCAACCGCTTGGCCTGCTCGGTCTCGGCCCGCTCCCACTCCACCTCGAAGCCGGGATCTATCACCCGCACGTCGTAGTCAAGGCTTATCCACTCGTCAAGCATCCTAGGGTGGCGCTTGCTGCTTGGCGTGGTGCGGGTCAGCCACACGTCAATAGGCTCCTGCGTTATGGCGAACTGGCGATAGGCTGCGGACCACGCCATGGCAACCGCCCGCCGCTGCGCCATGCTGGGCGACTCCGGTAGGCGCATGGCCCGGGCCAACGCCGGCCACGACACAACCGGGTCGCCTTGCTGCCTGTGAGCCTCCACCCATTCCACGGCCTCACGGTCGCAGGAACCGGGCGGCGTGACCACGATGTGCAAGCGCGCCCCATAACCGTAAAGCACGCGGTCCTGGCGGCTGGCGTTGCAATGCTTGCACGCGCGGCGGATGTTCGCCACGGTGTCCATGCCGCCATGCGCGTGAGGCACTATGTGGTCGTCTTCCTCGCCCACACCGGTGCAACCCGGCAGCCTGAGCCAACAAGCGTTGCCCCACGTCTCGATCACCTTGGCCCGCACAAGCGGGTCGATGGTCTGCCTGCGCGCCATCACCTGCCATGCTTCCTAGCCCGCACCCACATGTCGAGATCGGCCACCTCATACAAGCACGGGGAGTTGATGGCGTCGCCCGCCTTAAACCATTCCGGCCCGCGATTATCGGCCCTCATACGCTCCATCGTCCTAGGGGAGACGCCGAGATAGATAGCAGCCTGTTCAGTGGTCAGTTTCGCGCGCGGGTTCACAGCACACCAACCCAAGCCTTGAGCGATGTCAGCAACTCGTCACGGTCGAATATCTGCGCACTTCCGCGCCTCTCGGGCTTGTTCAAGATGCCGTCGCTGATAAGCTGCTGCATCGCATGGTCGCCGCTAGGGTCGGCCGTCGGCGCGATCTTGTTCAGTCGAAGCATACTGATGGCAAGGGAACGCGCAATGGTGCCCGCTCCAACAGTGTCATACTCCAATTGCCTGATATTCCATCGAATGGCGTTCTTGATGTCCTTCGTGCGCTGGGCCTTGTTCTTCGGCACCGTCCTCTTGGCACGTCGGCGTGTTGGCTTGTAATCAACCGAATAACCCATGTCTCGAACCTCGTTTCATATTGTGGATAAGAACTGTGGATAAGTGGATAAGAATTGTGGATGATGTGCCCTTCGGGTGGTGGGGCGTTAGAGCGGGGAACCCAGCTCGGAAAACACAAGATTGCTCAAGTGTTTTCCGGGTTAGGGTTCGCCATGCAAGGTTGCTTCGTAACGGAGCCGCGCCGTCGCATAGGTCAGCGGCCGAAGCCGCGCGCAAGGTCTCGCCGCACAGCCCGGCACGTATGCCGGCGATGGTCCCCAGTTGCGCCCGAACAAGACGCCGTGAGGCGATCTGTTAACCCGCATAGCTCCCCGCTGGGGCCGTGGTAACCGCCCGGCATTCCGGGTGTGTTTGTAACGCGCTGGGCAAGGCGCGGCAGGGTGCTTTAACCGCCACGTCGGCAACCTGCGGTCGAACCGACGCCAATGGCATTCAGTTATGGGACGCCGTCAGTCGGACAGGAAATCACCCAACCGGACGACGGAGATGGTAATCCCGAGCGCGAGTAACACGAACGGGGACATCAGCACCAGCGCGACGATCTGAAGGAACTTACGCATGTATGGCCCCCATGATCAATGGCTTGTAATGGCGGTAGCTTTCCAGCATCCCGTACATGTAGCCGCGCATCTCCTCGTAGTCGAGGTACGCGAGCGTGCGGAACTCCGCGCTGCTGTCGAGGTCCTCTAGCGCGAAGTCGCCAAGGACGCCGTCCACCAGCGACTGGTTCGTCACGATCCGGAACCTGCGTCGCATCTCGTGGTTCATCATGTCGGCAATGTTCTCGAGGCTATGGGTCTGCGCAACCCATTGCGCCTTCCGTTTCTCGTTCATCAGGCACCATCCTCGAACGTTGAACGTTTAGGATCCTTCCCCCGTCGGCGTAGGCTGGTGGACAGGAGATAAACAAACCGTCCTACGCGACGGAGGAAGGAAGAACATATGGGTGAAGCACTCCAGACACTGGTCAACGTCCTGGCTGTGCCGACGTTCGCTTTGCTCATATGGCAAATCCTGAGAAACGAATGGACGCAACGGCCGGAAGACCTAGTAACATGCCTGTACCCGGTCGAAGGGCATGTGGATTGCGTGCGCATCACATGCACGTCGCCGAACCTCCCGGCATACGATGCCAGATTCATACCCTTGTCGAACGCCGTCATCATGGATGACTTCAGCAACGTCACATACGTTCCCGTACTGGAAGACTCCGACGAAATACTCGATGTAGTCGTGCAAGGGAAACCAGGAAAAGCGACACCGATGCTGATCATGATCACCGCCTCCCGACAGACGATTGCGTTCCGCAAGGTGAAAGCGGTCGGACTGCGTATGTTCGTGGCTCTACGATCAGAAGCCCACGACGGAGAAATCCCAGTCGAAACCATCGACACCGAACGCTGGAAATGGAGCCGCATCGCATGGATGAAACGTCTGGCAAACAAACTGTGTGAGCGCCTTCATATACGCAAACGTTTCCATCTCGGCCGATTCCATAGTGAACGCACCGGCGCCGGATGGTGGAAGTCCGAGATACCGCATGAAGACTGGATGGGACCATCGAAACTTCCGAACGGCGTGAAAAAAATCTAGCCATCACAACACCTCCAATGGCTCTCGGCCAAGCACGAGATCAGTGGAAACGTCGAAAAAGTCGGCTATGCGCGACACATCACGCAACGTGAAATTTGAGCGGCCATGGAATTTGTCGCTGATGGCCTGCTCGGAGACGCCTAGCTCATGCGCCAGATCGCGCTGTGTGACGTGATTGTCTCTCATGAGTTTTCTTATCTGACTAATCATTTAAAAACTTTCAGACTAAAGATTTGATGAAGTTCTAGACCAAAGATTAACCATATGACGTAGCCAACACGCCGAGTACTACGCTAAAACCGTAGTAAAATGAATTTCATGACAATGCTAGATATTCAGCCGAGCGCTACATTGCGCAGGCAGGACGTTGTTGCGATGAATACGAACATGATCTTGTCCAACAGCGGTTTAATGAAGAAGGACCTTGCTAAGGCAATGGGGCTCTCGCCGCAATCGATGGCGTCGAGGCTTCAGAGCAAGGCCGATTGGACCATTGACGAAACTTGCGCGGCGGCCGATTTCTTCGGCGTCCCGTTGATGGCTTTGCTGGATGAGAACTTAACGCCAGCAAAAGCCATGGAATATATAAAAAACCGCCGTTCCGATAATGGGAACGACGGTCAATTGGTAGCGGGGCATGGATTTGAACCATGGACCTCTGGGTTATGATCCCAAACGGCTCAAAACTAAGCCGCGAGAATCATAGCCGGGGCCTTCCATGCCCCGCCACGTAGGCGGAAGTCGTCAACGTTGACGACAGGCAAACCTCCATTCTTGTTCGAAGTTTTCCACGACCATTCAGTTCGGCGCTCGCCGCCATCGTCCGGGCCTTCTTCTTCCCTAGAGGCGTTGATTATCGCGAGGGCCTTTGTCGGAGATAATTCCGGGTCTGATAGATCGTTAATTGATACATTGAGGAATTCGGCAGTTCGGTACATGTCGTTGAAGCTCCATGCGCTGCCGCTCTTCATCATCCTAGATACAGCCTGCGGGACTCGTCCTAGGTATGCGGCCAAGTCCTTGCGGTACTTACCTTCAAGATGCATAAGCATATCGACGTTGCGTAGTGCTATCGACTGAGGGTCGGTCGCCTGCTCTTGCGCCGGCGGAGAAATGAGTGTTGCGGTCATATCTGCAATGTTAAACGAAAGTGCTTAATTAAGCAAGTTCGTTTAGACTTTCCTTCTCTGCGATGCGCATATCTGTAGAAGTGTTCACTCAAGTGCGACACGCTGATTAAACAAAATCGCTTAGCGATGCTATATTGACAGCCATGACCGCTAATGAAAAACGTTTAGTTCCTCACGAGATCGCGCAACGTCTCGATGATTTGGAAGCTGCTCGCCATCTGACTCAGCGCGAAGTCGCCGCTGGTATTGGGATGATCGAACAGACTTACAGCAACAAGAAAAACGGCCTTCGCCCCTTCTCTGCAAAGGACTACAAGGCGCTCGCCGACTTCTTCAACACCAGTGTTGACTACCTCATGGGTCGCACTCTTGACCCGTGGCCGGCGGACAACCCCCAACCGGAAGAGGCGGCGAAATGAGCAACGCCTATGAGCGTCGTGGCGCACAGCTCAACATGGAAAGCCTTTACATACGCCACGACGTCATCAGCGAGCGCAAACTGGCAAGGCTTAACCCCGACCGTCCAGTTTCTTTTCGAGCCGATCAAGCCGTAAGTCGATTTGGAACAACGCTTGGGCGATGTCCGCTAGGCCTTCGGTCATCCGTGACTCATAGGCATTTCTAGTGCTTGCCTGAGCCTGCTTGAACTTCGTTTCCGCTGAGCTCGCCCAGCTTGCAGCTCCACCCATTTGAATACTTCCTTTCCCCGCATGCAGCGGATTGTTTGTGTTGCAGCTTCAAGCCTACGCGGCACGGGGAAAGGACCTTATCTTCCGAAAGGAACCCTCATGATCTGGTTCGTCATCTCCATCATCCTGCTGCTCTTCAGCGCCGCCGTCACCGGCGTCGCGCTGTCCAACAACGTCAAGGGGGCCGGCATCGGCCTCATTCCGGGCCTCGTCGGATTGCTGCTGCTCATTCCCGCATGCCTGTATTCCGTGGACGTGGGCGAGGTCGCGGTCATCCGCAACATGGGCGGCAGTCTGGCCGGTCATTCCGAAGACGCGGGCTTCCATTGGAAGACGCCGTGGCAGAGCGTCATCAAATACGACACCCGTAACAACCTCATCAACTTCTACAAGGACACCGATTACAAGTACGACGGCGGCAGCGCGGTCGGCAAGCAGGTCACCGTCAACGACAGGAGCGGCGCTTCTGCAGACATCGACATCCAAGTCAACTACAGCCTTGATCCGAGCGCGGCCGAATACCTGTACTCGGAGTATGGCAAGCAGCAGACGTTCACGCAGAACTACATCAGCAACGATCTGCGTTCCGTGGCGCGCGAACAGTCAGGGAGGTTCGACACCCTGACGATGCTCACCAATCGCGGCGAGTACACGAAGGCGGTGCAGGATGTGCTGGCGGCGAAGTGGAGGAAGATCGGCCTGACCGTCGAGCAGGTCAGCGTGCAGGACGTGCGCTACGGCGAGGCCATCACCAAGAAGTACACGGAGGCGCAGGCCGCCGAGATCGACAAGCAGAAGGCGCTCAACGAGCAGCAGGTCGCCAAGACCGAGGCCGAGACGAAGAAGATCAAGGCGCAGGGCGAGGCCGACGCCAACGCCGTGCTCAACGAGAGCCTGACCGACAACGTGCTCAAGCAGCATTACATCGACGCATTGTCCAACGCGGATCAGCTCGTCGTCGTCCCCGACGGTGCGGACACGCTCGTCCAGACCAAATAAGGCGGCGGTCATGTTCAAGCGCTATCCGTACACCATCGCCCTGTTGACCGTCATATCGTTCGTCGTCTGCATTGTGTGGCTGTTCACCCATGAGGCGTGCATGCACCCGCTCGGCAACGGTCTGGCCGCGTGGTGGGCGTTCATCGTCGTGCCCATCCTGCTCGTCACCATCGTCGAGGAAGCAGGAGGAGAGGAATGAACTTCGATGCACTCGTCTGGCAGCAGTGGGTAATCCTCGGATACGCGCTGCTCGAACACTTCATACTCATCGGCACGCTGCGCGAAACGAAGGCCAAGCCGGGAGCGGTTGTGTACCAGTCGCTCAGGCTCGTCATTCTCTGCGCGCTCGTGCTGACCATTTAAGGCTTGCCCGCCGCCATTGCGACCTTCCTTCCGATGCGGCGGGCGGCGACAAGGAACAAGTCGTTAACACCACCTCTCTCAATGATCGCGCCGCCGGTTCTCTCCACCGGCGGCGCGCCAAGGGCGGGCAGGTTCGCCCCCGGTCGAGATTCGCGTCAGGCGGGCGCGGGCAAAGACCGGGAAGCCGTTCGATTCGGCCACCGTCCACTGCGATCGCGTCAACGTCGCCCCCTCGCACGCCACTGACAGGACACGCGGAATGCCCGTGCGAGCGGGGAGCGATGGACACGGCAGGCTTCGACTCCTGAGGCCGCACCACCGAGTCCAGCGCGACCGCAACCCGCAGACTCAACAGCGACCCGCAATGGGATCGCACGCTGATCTTCCCCCGCTTCGGCGACGTGGTCGTTGACCGCGACCGCCGGCAGGTGTCCGTGCGCTGCATGTGGAAGATCAAGGCCGACTACCAGATGAAAGGAACCAAGAAATGACCGAAGAAAAGACCGATATCTCGCTTGAGGAACGCTTGGCGAAGAGACTCGCCGTCCGTCTGCCCAACTACGACGATGGCCGCGCCGACACCGCCGTCGTGAGGGTTGCGCTCGAATGCGCGCTCAAGGACGCCGGCGTGCGCCTGTGCGAGCCGGTCAAGGCGAGCGTGTATGTCGCCCCCGATACTGGCGGGCTGCCCAAGTTCCTCGAAGAGGCGTTCAAGAACGCTCAGCCGATAGGCCGCGTCATCGCCGAGGAAGACGAGGAAGACGAGGAAGACGACGAGACCCTGGCCGAGCTGGAGCACATGCGCGACGTGGCCGACATGGCCTATATGGCGCTCTCCGACCTCGCCCTGCACTGCCACGACCGCCGCGAAGACGTGGCATGGGGCATCGCGAGCGGCGCGGCCGAGGACGCGCACGTCCTCGCCACGTTCGTCGGCGACTGGATCGAGGACATGGAGGACGAGGACTAGTGGCCGGCGAAACCATTCTCACGATCGTCGGCAACCTCACCGCCGACCCCGAGCTGCGCACCCTGTCCAACGGCAATCCGGTCGCGTCGTTCACGATCGCCAGCACGCCCCGCACCTACAACCGGCAGACGCAGCAGTACGAGGACGGCGCGGCGTTGTTCCTGCGCTGCTCGGCGTGGAACGACCTCGCCCGGCACATCAGCCAATCATGCTCGAAGGGCATGCGCGTGATCGCCCAGGGCCGCCTCTCGCAACGCTCGTATCAGGCGCAGGACGGCACCAACCGCACCGTGGTCGAAATGACCGTGGACGAGATCGGCCCCAGCCTGCGGTACGCGACCGCGCAGGTCACGAAACAGGGCGGCCGCAACGGCTATCAGGGCGGCGGCACCTACGGCAACCCGAACGGCCAGCCCCCGCAGCCCCCGCAGCAGACGACACCGCCGCCGGCGTCCGACCCGTGGGCCAACGGCGGCAGCGGCCACACGCCGGACATGTTCGCCGCCGACACCGGCGACCCGGAATTCTAGAAAGGACACCCTCATGGCAAAGAAAAAAGACTCGAACCTTGTCCAGGACGCGCTCATACCCGACGAAATGAGCCCGCTGAGCCTGCTGGACTTCAACAGCTCGTGCGCGAAGATCAAGCAGGCGGCCGTGGACTTCCGCCGCGCGGTCAACCACAAGATGCAGCTCGAAACCAAAGACGCCTACCTCGACAAGTTCCACCAGATCGACCCGTACACCGAGGCCGTGTACGACACGGACGCGCTCGCGCAGCACATCATCGACTGCGCCGAGGTCATCAACCGGCTGCTCACCTATCCGAAGGACGCACGCCGCGCGGTCCTGTACGACAACCTCCACGACAGCCTCGCCACGTTCGAGGAAAGCGCGCCCGACTATCCCGATCCCGACGACGATGCTGACGAGACCGACAGAGGAGAGGCCGTCGATCCGACCACCGGCGAGATCAAGTAACCACACATTGAGAGAGGCTTATATGCAGCAGGCAAACAAAAAAGCCACCCGCAACGGGGTGGCTCAGGAAAAGATGTGGTCGATATCAGCGCTCCGACGTCTCATCGGTTGGCACGACGTCTATGGTTTCTGCGTCCACATACGCCATAAAGCCGTCCGGCACTCCGTCATTGTCGTTGACGCACACAAATTCATCGTCCTCACGATCTGCCGTCAGTTCGACGAACTTGCGCAGCTCACCGAACGTAAGCTGCTCGAAATCAATCGTCACACACATGCAGCGCTGGGTCTTCTTGTCGTTGCTCATAAGTCGATTATCGCATGTCGTGAAGGCGGCGCGCCATGTCTGTGAACTTCGACAGCACCTTCGGTTTCGATCCTGCGGTGCAGGACAGCAGCATGGCCGCGCGCGGACTGTACGCGACGATGGTGACGTGGTGCGACCACCAGATATACACGCGGCCGGACTCGTTCGACGGCACCTTCGACCTCAAGCGCGTCAGAAGCGTGGGCGGCACCGTCAGACTCGTGCGCGAACTCGTTGAAAACGGGCTCTTCGAGGAGGCCGGCGAAGGCGTGTACAGGGTCGTGACCCGTCGCGGCCTCGCCGTGTTCGGCAGCTTCAAGAACCAGAAGAAACCGCTTACGCCCGAAGAAGCCGCCGAACTGCACGAGAAGAAGGTCGTCGCCGGCCACGCCGGAGGCAAGGCGTCGGGCGAGTCCCGCAGGGCGAAAGCCGAAGCAAACAGGAAGCAAAACGAAGCAGACGCGAAGCAGACTGCTTCAACTTCAACAAAGCAAACAGGAAGCACTACCGTACCTAACCAAACCAAAACCATGCCTTCTTCCTCCCCTGACCCCTCCGGGCCGGGATCGAAGCAAACCGCGTCGGTCGCCGAGGCCGAGGCCAGGGCGTTGGCCGACCCGTTCGCCACGGCGTGGAACGCCTACCCACGCCACACCGGCTCGCGACGGGAAGCCGAGAAAGCGTGGGCCGCAGCCGTGGCCGGGCACGACGGCACGTCCGCCGTGACGGAAGCGCAGCTCATCGGAGCCGTCATCGCCTACGCCAAAACCGTGGACGACCCCAGATACGCGCCCAACATGAGCCGATGGCTGCGCCAAGGCGCATACATGGACACCATGCCCAGCCAGCCGAAACCATACCGGCACGCACTGCCCGACGGCACCGTCATCGACGACCGGTGGATCACCGGCCACATCCGGGACCACGTGCCCGTAGGCACCTTCACCGACGCGATGAGAGCCGACTTCTGGGCCAGCGTCAAAACCGGCATCGACCCGGAACAAAAAGCCAAGGAAATCATCAACGAATGCCAACGAAAGGCCAGCCGATGAGCAGCAAGCCAACAGCCGAGACCCGCAGAACCGTACAGAGGCGAGACCGATACCGATGCGCCATGTGCGACCGGGAAACCGGCAGCCACTGGAGCGGCGACAGCATCCACCACAGGGAACCGCGAAGCCACCCCTTCGACCGGCTCCACCAACCCGAAAACCTGCTCCAACTCTGCGGCAGCGGCACCACAGGATGCCACGGATGGGTACACGCCCACCCCGCACGCGCCTACCGGCTCGGCTACCTCGTCCACACGGGCAAAGACCCCGCCACCATCCCCGTCTACTACCGCACAGGCGGCTGGCAGCAGCTCAACAAGGACGGCACCCGCCATCCCTGCCCGCCACCCGAAAACCTCCCCACCCACATCGACATCAAGAAAGGCGACCAATGAACACCCAACACGACATCACCGTCAGCGGCAAACCCCTCAACCCGCCAAAACCGCCAGCCAAACCCCACATGCTCCTATGGATCGACACCGAAACCACCGGCCTCGACCCCAATCAGTGCGAACTCCTGGAAGTCGGCATGCAGGTCACCGACCTGAAAGCCGAAACCCGAGGCGACAGCCTGCACCTGATCGTCCACCCCGACAACGTGCGCAACTGGGCCAACCACCCCGAAATGCTCAAAGCCTACGAAATGCACCTCGCCAACGGGCTCATGCTCGCCTGCGCCGAAGCACCCAAGACCGGCTACGACTACAAGCACACCGCGCTCAACATCCACGAATTCCTCAACGACCAACTCAGCCAATACACACTCCACCCCGCAGGAACCAACGTGGACTTCGACCTGCGCCAGCTCGACGTGCACCTCAGCCGCCACCTCGAACACCCCATCACCCAAGGACTCCACCACCGAAAACTCGACCTCACCAGCTTCCGCCTCGCCGACCAAGCCATCGGCGGCAACCCCTACCAAAACCACGCAGGCACCCACCGAGTCCAGGACTGCATCCGTCGGGACATCAACGACTACACCGCCTACCTCGACATCATCCGAACCGGCACCCAAGGAGACAGGCAATGAGCTGGATCAACGACCCCGTCAACAGCCCGAAGCATTACACCGACTCACACCCCGGCATGGAATGCATCGACCTGACCGCCGACACCACCTTCTGCCTTGGGAACTGCTGCAAGTACCTGTGGCGCTACCACAGCAAGGGCCGGCCCTTGGAAGACCTCGAAAAAGCCCGATGGTACCTATGCCGAGTCATCGACTACGGCGAAAAGATCGCGTGGACGCGCCAACAGTACGACATACTCACGGCACTCGTCGCCCACACCGTCGGCGTCGAAGCCAGAACATGGGCAAAACTCAAGCAAGGCTACCCCGACCTCGCCCTCGCCCTCATCGACGAACTCATCAAACGGGAAAGAGACAAGCAATGAACACACGCATCTACTGCATCACACGAGACCGCAACGACTACACCGCCTACCTCGACCGCATGCTCAGCACCAACCAACCAAAGGAAACCCGATGATCCACCCCGAACTCAACATGGACACGCAGCCACCCGAACCCAAAAAGACATTCGCCGAAAAACTCTGCACCGCCATCGCCATCATCATCTCCATAGCGCTCGCCGCGCTCGTCGTCCCGCTGGTCATCGCCTGCATCGCGCTCATCTGGAGCCTCATGCTCGAACAACACCTCATCTAAGGACCGCAATGAGCCAGAAAAGCTACTGCGACATCTGCCCCGACCACCTCATCGAACACGAAAGGAACCAACAATGAGCACACGCCTCTACTACGACCAATACGGCATTCCGACCGACATCAGCGAACTGGAGGCGTGGAGTGAGTAGTCAGTATTGCAAGCCCTCTGGCAGTGATCCGGTATGGCGTTGCCCGGTCTGCGGTCAATGGTGGCAACTCGACCTACCGGACGGCGACTTCTGGGAGCCGATAAGCACGCTCAAAGCGTTCCTGCAGTTCCACCCGAAATGGAAAGCCGAACGCAAACACCGAAAGGCCCGCATATGAGCATCGACATCACCCAACAGGCGTTGAACGCGCTCGCCGACGCCGGCCTCGGCAACGACAGCCCGGCCGAGGCCTACGTGATCGGATGCACCCAAGGCCATGACGACGCGCTCGCGCTCGCCATCCAGCTCGAGCGGTCCATAAACCGTAGGCCGTTCATGCCGGACGAGGCGGAACGGCTCGCCATGCGCCTGCACGAGCAGGTCGGCGACTGCCCGATTGCCTACGAGAGCGGCAATGCCATGGACGACAGCGAGCGCGAATGGTGGGTCAATCTGGCAGCGAGCGCATGGACGCTCATTGACGGGACGGAGGAAACGGAATGAGGAACGGTAGACCATGGGCTGTGAGGATCATGCCGGCCTTCGTGTGTGTGTTTGCAGCGTTCGTGGTCGGTTACGGGCTTGGCGAACAGGCCCGGCTCGGCGAACAGGATGTGCAGACCGTCACGCAGGAGGTGCGGCAGACCGGCGACGTCAAACGCCTGTGCATGACCGTCAAGACCGGCGAGCGCATCGACGCCATGAGCTGCGAGCTCATCGACCCGCTGAGCGGAGGCGTCAAATGAGACCACGACTCACTTACGCGCAGAAGAGCGTGCTGCTCCAGCTCGTCAGGCACGGCGACATGCAGCCCGCCGACGGCAACCACCGACGCACCTTCCAATCCCTGGAGGAACGCGGATACACGCAAGACGTCGGATACGGACGCTATGCCATCACCGAGGCCGGCCGTCGCGCGCTGCAAAAGGACTTGTCATGAAACGCCTGAGCATCGTCTTCACCTGCGACAGCGAACCAATCGGCCTCTACGAGATCGAACGCAGGCTCAGGACGGCGGGCTTCACAAGGCCGCAGGCCGGTTCGATCATGGACGCCGAACAGTCCGACGAACTCGCCGAAGCCTACGAACAAGGCAAACAGGCCGTATTCGACGCCATGAACCACTTCGACGAACTCGCCATCGTGGAACGCGCCAACCCCTACCGAAAGTACGGCCGATAACCCATGGACTGGCGACATCAGGCCGCATGCCGCGACCACGACCCCGAACTCTGGTTCAGCGGCAAACCATACGAACAGGCGGCCGCGCTCGCCATATGCCGGTCATGCCCGGTCATCGGCGAGTGCCGCCGGTTCGCCGACGAGCACAACCGGATCAACGGCTACCAGTTGCAGGGCATCTGGGGCGGCCGCCGATACGGGGTCAAATGACGACCCAAGAAAGGACCAACAATGAACAACATCGACGCCAACGTCACCGCCTGGCAGCTAGGCCCCGTCACCATCATGCGAGGCACCGCCACACCCACCACAAGGGTGAGCCACCCCGAATGCTTCGGCCGGTTCACCGTCATCGCCCTGTCGCCCGCCGAGGCGATCCGCAAGTGCTTGCGCCGCGTCGCCCGGATGTGCGCCGACTGCTCGGCACGCGAACAACTCGACCAGCAGGAGGCACGGGCGCGAGAGTCACCGAAGGCGTCAGGAAGATCATCGTGGAATGGCACGGCAAGGGCGTGCCGCCGGAAGAGACCGCGCAGTCCCTGCGCATCCCCGTCGACGAGGTGAAGGCCATCATCCTGCAAGCCCACCCGGCACCCGCGCCGGAAAACCCGCCGGCATCGGCGACAATAGAAGAGAAAGTTAAGGAAAGTCAGCAAACCGTTGAAAACAAGCCGTTCCCAACCTATCCACCACGTCGGGAACGGCTTCGGGAAAGTAAAAGCCCCCACCTTTCGGCAGAGGCTCGCGTTGTCCAACAAGCGAGTATAGCACCAGCGAAAGGGCGGGGATGATGGAACAACGAACATGCGCGGCCTGCGGCAAAGCGGCCGGCGACGCGAACCTGTGCAAGGAATGCGTCAAGGACTGGGCGAAACGCCTCGCATGGCTCCTGAAGGCCGGCATGCCAGCCCTCCAACAGATCGCCTACAAACAAGCCACCACCCGCGAACGCTCGCCCCGCCACGGCAACAGGGCATACGCGGCCCCGCCGGTCAACGAAGCCGCCCAAGCCCTGTACTCCGCAGTGGAAACGCACCTGCAACTCACCGGCGGCATGCTCGGCGTCAAACCGATCGGCCACGACCGATACGACCGGCCCCGCACCCTCATGCAATGGGCCGACATCACCCGCCTGCTGCTGCACCACATGCCCGACCTCGCACGACTCGACACGGCCGGCGACCTATACGCCGACCTGATCCGCCTATCGGAAAAGGTCGAAACCGCCACCACGCACGCCGGCGAGCGCCGTCTTGTCGGCGTATGCCCCAACTGCCTGAACACGAAGGGGGACGACGACGAGCCGATACGCACGCCGATCTACGCCGCCCGCTCCGCGCGGTATACGGTGTGCCCCGAATGCGGCGCATGGCTCGACTTGAAGCGCGTGCGGTTGGAGTACCTGCGCAGCGCGGGGCTCATGCACATCACGCGCACGCAGGCCGACGCCGCCCGATGGGTGCGGGAGAACACGGGTGTGAGCGTGACGGGCAAGGACTTGGCGAACTGGCGCAGCCGGGGCAAGATGCCGTCCACGCGGCGCATCGACCGGCATTATTGGGAGTGGAACATCATGGAGCTGTTGGCCTGCGCGCAGGATCGCGCCGAGCGCGACGGCGGCGACGTTTGAACGTGAGACGGTTTCGTGTTACGCTGTCGCGTGTAATCGGAGTATCGGAAAAGCCTGTCCCATCGGGGATGGGCTTTTTTCGTATCCGATCCCCTTGGATGGTTGGCCGAGCGGTCGAAGGCACCCGCTTGCTAGGCGGGCAGGCATGACAACCGACCTCATGCTTCGCGGGTTCGAATCCCGCACCATCCGCCAGCCGCCGCCGGCACCGTGCGCAACCGGCGTATGCGGCACCCGAGAAACCACCACAGACAGACGCCTCGCCGGCGGTTCTTTCCTCTTCTTCCCGCCGGCGAGCGCAGTCTGTCGATCCGTACAGGCGTTCGATTGGAGGCGTGCGTGGGCAATCCGCGGTACAGCAATGGCTATCGCCGCCGGCGCGAGCGCGAGCGGTGGCGGCACATGCGGGCCGACTGCTACATCTGCCATCGGCCCATCGACTACGAGCTCAAGGCACCGCATCCATACAGCTTCGTCGTGGACGAGACCATCGCCCTGGCGCGCGGCGGCACGCTCACGCACGACAACAGCGGGCCCGCGCACCGATGGTGCAACGCCATCAAAGGCACGCACAGTCTGGCATGGGCGCGCGAGCGCGTCGCCCAGCTCATCGCCCAGGGCAAAGCCCCGCAGCGCATCGCGCCGGTCTCGGCCGGGCCGATCCGATGCTCGGACTGGTTCGGGGGTGGGGAGTAGACCCCACCCGGCCCCGCCGGGGCGACCACGGGCAAAGCGCCGTTTTTCCCCCGGGCTTTTTTCCACACTTGAACGGAGGCCGTCTTGGTGTCCAGAACGTCGAAGACCCCTCGCTCGAAGAGCGCGTCGAAGTCCCATAGGGTCAGCAATGCCGCCGCTTCCGGGGATCGTCGCCGCCTCCTGGTGGCGATGCGCAACCTGATCGCCGAAAAGCTCGACGAAGGGTCGATAAGCTCACGCGACCTCGCGTCATTGACGAAACGGCTCGCGGACATGAGCGCCGAGATCGAGGCGATCGACAAGGCGTCGAACGGGCACGATCCGGCCATGCAGGCCCTGGACACGGAGGACGAACGATTGGATGAACATGAGGATTGACGGGGCGAGCTGCCAGATCATCCCCGACGATTTGTACACCAGCGGAGAGCCGAGCCTCAACAGGCTCGCCGCAGCGGCGGGCGACCGGTTCGACGTCTGGCAGCGGCAGATCAACCGGATCATCCTCGCGAAAAGCGCCGACGGCTTCTGGAGCGCCCGCAACGCCGTGCTGTCGATCCCGCGCCAGACCGGCAAGACCTACGACATCGGCTGGATCGCGATACACCGCTCCGCCCGAACCCCCGGCATGCGCATCGTGTGGACGGCCCAGCACTTCAGCGTCATCAAAGACACGTTCGAAAGCCTGTGCGCGATCGTCCTGCGCCCCGAAATGAGCGGTCTCGTTGACCCCGACCACGGCATATCCCTGGCCGCCGGCAAGGAGGAAATACGCTTCCGCAACGGGTCGCGCATCTTCTTCCGCGCGCGAGAACGCGGCGCATTGCGCGGCGTCAAGAAGATCGCCCTGCTCGTCATCGACGAGGCCCAGCACCTGTCCGACTCGGCGATGGCGTCGATGCTGCCGACACAGAACCGCGCCTGGAACCCCCAGACCATCTACATGGGCACCCCGCCCGGCCCAAGGGACAACGGCGAAGCGTTCACCCGCCTGAGGGACAAAGCGCGCGCCGGCCGCACCCACTCGACCCTCTACGTCGAATTCACCGCAGACCGCGACGCCGACCCCCTCGACCGCGACCAATGGAGGAAAGCCAACCCCAGCTACCCGTCCCACACCAGCGACGAATCCATCGCCAACCTGTGGGAAAACCTCACCGGCGACGACTTCCGGCGCGAGGCCCTCGGCATCTGGGACGAACACGCCCTCAGCCAAGCCATCGACCGCCGCCAATGGGAGGAAGCCACCATCGAGCGCCGCCGCCCCGGCGGCGTCATGAGCTTCGGCATCGACATGAACCCCCAACGCACACGCCTGACCATCGGCGCATGCATGCGATACGACGACAACACCGCCCACATCGAACTCGCCGAATACCGGGACACCAACCAAGACGGCACCATGTGGGCCGTCAACCTCATCGACAAGGTCTGGGAACAAACCGCCGCGCTCGTCATCGACGGGCAAAGCCCCGCCACCGCGCTCCTGCCCGACCTCGCCCAGGCCGGCGTCACCGTCACCGTCACCGCCGCCACCGACATGGGCCGCGCCTGCGGCCGCCTCCAGGACATGCTCAGAGACGGCACCCTCACCCACCTGCCCGAAGACGGCCAACAACCACTCTGGCAAGCCGCCAGCAAAGCCACCACACGCCCCATCGGCAAAAACGGCCTCTTCGGATGGAACCGACCCGACGACGACACCGACATCAGCCCACTCAACGCCGTCACCCTCGCCCTCCACGGGGCCATGACCACCAGAAGAGACCCCACCCAAGAAACGGAGACATGGTTCTAATGCCCGCCACCGACCACAACGGCCTCGCCATCACCAACCCAGCCACACAAGACGCCTACCTCGCCGTCCAATCCGCCAACATCACCCGCATCAAAGGCGTCGAAGACGACGACATGCCCACCATCCAAAAACTCCTCACAACATGGCGCGACCACTACGCACGCAACATGCTGAGAGCCGAATACTACCAAGCCCGATACCGATACAACGGCGTCGCCTACAGCATCCCCAAACAAATGCGCGCCCTCGCCAAACCGATGATCGGATGGCCCAACAAAGCAGTCCGAGCGCTCGCCGACCTCAACGTGTTCGAGGGCTTCGACGCGCCCGACCCGCTGCAGGCGCAGGTGGACGAACTCGTGGACGACAACGCATGGGACACCGACGTCTCCGAGGCGATCACCAGCGCCTACATCCACGGATGCAGCTTCATCACCGTGTACGAAGACCCCGACGAACCCGGCCGCATCCTCATGCTGCCCCGCTCGGCCGACTGGAGCGCGGGCATCTGGGACCGCCGACGCCGCCGCCTCGGCTCGGCCTTGACCATCACCGACAAGGACGACAGAACCGGGCGCATCACCGCGTTCACCGCATGGCTGCCCGGCAAGGTCTACGAAATCGACGACAGCGAAGGCCAGTGGACGGCGCGGACGATCGAAACCCACCTCGACCGGCCAAGCGTCGTGCCCCTCGTCAACGACGCCCAGTCCTACCATCCGCTGGGCAACAGCCGCATCACCCGCACGCTCATGAACCTGACCGACTTCGGCCTGCGAACCATGGTGCGCATGGAGGCCACCGCCGAATTCTATGCAGCCCCCCGCGTGTGGTTCATCGGAGCGTCGAAGAAGTTCACCGACGACACATGGAGCAGCATCGTGAGCGTCATGAACGGCATGCCCGCCAACAAGAACGGCGACAAGCCCACCATGCAGCAGCTCCAGCAGGCATCCATGACCCCGCACGCCGACATGCTGCGCACCATCGCCCTCATGGTCAGCTCGGAAACCGACATCCCCGTCAACGACCTCGGCATCACGATGGACAACCCCGCCTCGGCCGAGGCGATGGCCGAAGCCGAACGCAAACTGTCCCGCACCGCCGACCGGCAAAACAAACGCTTCGGCCGCGCGTTGAAGGAAGCCATGAGCATCGCACTGGCCTATCAGGGCGCAGACCCCGACGCATTGCGCGAACTGCGCCCCATCTGGGCACCGGTCAAGGAAACCAGCGACGCCGCCCGCGCCGACTGGTACCAGAAGGTCGCATCCACCAACCCCGACTTCGCCGACAGCGACGTGGGACTCACCCGCGCCGGCCTGACATGGGACGAGATCAAAGCCCACCGGGCCTACGAGAAGCAGAAACGCACCGAAGCGGCCGTGGACACGCTACGCGCCCGCCTGCACGCCGCCGATCAGACCGCCACCGGAACGGAGGCCGAGAATGGACAGCAACAGCCTGCCGCCGAGCAACCTCAGCCCGGCGCAGCGTAAAGCGTTCAACAGCCACCTCAACGACCTGTGGGACGACTACCAGGACGAACTGTCCGACCTCATCATCGAGGCCAAGACGATGGTGCCCAACAGCCTCTACTTCGGCGATGATCCCACCGGCCAAGCCCGCCTACAACTGGAAGACTACGCGCGCAAGGCCAACCTCATCGCACAGGACTACTACAGGAACGTGCGAGCCGCATGGGCCGAAGCCGCCGGCATCACCATGCCCGATTACAAGGAGGCGCAGGTCAGCTCAGACCGCGCCTTCTGGCAGATCGTCGGCGGCTACAACAACACCATGCACGTCGGCGCGAAATTCACCGACGTCATCAACGGACGAAGCAAAGCCGGCCTGACCATGGATCACCTCTGGGCCGTCAACACGCAAGGCTACACCGAAGACGACTGGGCGCGCCTGGCCAAGGACGTCATCAACGAGACCGCACGCCTCACAGGACGGTTCACCGCCCAGAACGACCCCACCCGCCCCAAATACGCGCGAGTGCCCCAAGGCAAGACCTGCGCGTTCTGCGCCATGCTCGCATCCCGAGGCTTCGTCTATGCCAGCGAGGACACCGCCGGCAAGTGGCACAAGTACCACCACGACTGCGACTGCAAGATCGTCCCCTCGTGGGGAGAGACCGAGATCGACGGCTACGACCCCGACAAACTCAAGGCCATATACCAGCAGGCAAAGAACGCCGCCAAAGCGGCCGGGGCCGGCAGCGATCCCAACACCGTGCTCTCGTGGATGCGCAGCGAATCGCCGGACACGTTCACCGACGGATCGGAATTCGCGCCAGACCTGCGCATCCCGCGAGGCAGCAGACTCGAACAACAACTCGGCGAAGCGTATACCCGCCGCGTCAACCGGCTCCTCAACAAAACCGAGCACAAAGACGCGGCGAGGCTCTGGGCCAAATACGCCGCCCAATACGACATCAAAGAAACACGGCTCCCCAAAGGCGCTTACTTCAGTCCCTCCGACGGCGGCATCCACCTCAACCTCGACACCGTCATGGCCGGAGACAACGCACACCGCCCAGTGCAGAACCTCTTCCACGAAAGCGGCCACATGCTCGACTGGCTACTCGACAAGAACTCGTTCTCATGGGCCCCTCACAACGGCAAACTGTTCAACGACGTGCTCAAAAGGGACGCCCAACGCATATTCGACACCACACAGGCAACCCTCATGGCCGAAGACAAGCCCGCAGGCCGACAAAGCGTCATGAAGGCCATCGCCCGAGAGATCGCGACGAACTCCGCAAAAACCGACCGCAACGTCGAAGACATGCTCCAAGCCGCCCTAGGCGACGACTACCACGGCAGCGTCGGCCACCCCAAAGGCTACTTCCGGCAAAGCGGACAACTCCAATCCACCGAAGCGTTCGCCGAAATGCTCGACGCGCAGATGGCAAACCCCGAAGCATGGCGGCTCATCGCCAACTACTTCCCCGAATCGGCTAAAATGTTCAATACCATGATTCAGGAGGCATTGTCATGAGCGAAGAAGAATACTTCACCCAACACCACAACGACAACACCGACCTGCTCCTACTCGACTACTCCGAACGCTTCGAAACCCCTTACTTCAACATCGAAGACACCGGCGTCACACTAACCGACACGGAGCTGCGCGCAGACCTGCTCCACTGCCTCTACCACAACAAACCCAAAGACCACATCGACCAGCCCAGCCGCAACCTCATCGCACTGGCGCTCGCCGACTGATCCCAGCCCCGGCCGACATCCGCCGGGGCTTTTTCATGCCCGCCAACCGGGCCAAGAGTTTTCAGCCACCCGCACGGGTGGCTTTTTCAATGCCCGGAAAGGGCCCGAACACAAGGAGAACAACCATGTTCCTCAACCTCCAGCACCCCCATATCCGATACATCGCCCCGCCCGCCGAAGGCGGTTCGGACACCACCGACCCCACCCCGCCGGCCAAACCGAACGGCAACGGCGAGGAGACCGACTGGGAAGCCAAATACAAGGAAGCGCTCGGCCACTCGCGCGACTGGGAAAAGAAGGCCAAGGCCAACAAGGCCGCCGCCGACGAGCTGGAAAAGCTCAAGGAATCCCAAATGAGCGAGACCGAGAAGGCCGCCAAGCGCACGCAGGAACTCGAAGCGCAGGTCGCCGCCTACAAGGCCAAGGAACAGCAGGCCGAATGGAAGACGCAGGTATCAGCCAAGACCGGCATCCCGGCCGAAGCATTGCGCGGCAGCACCCTAGAGGAGATTCAGGCGCACGCCGGCATCCTCAAACCGCTCATGCACCCAGCGCCGAAGCTGCCGAACGTGCCCAACCCGGCACAGCACCCCGCCGGCCAAACCGCCGACGAACGAGCCAAGGCATACGTGCGCAGCCTCTTCGGCAACAAAGACTAACCGCCACCAACCATCCGAAAGGAAACCATCATCATGGCACTCGACACCAGCAAGGTGCTGCTCCCCAAGGAAGTAGCCACCGTCATCACCAAGCGCGCCAA